AGGAATATAACGATGGCTGAATTTGATGTTAAAATAGAAGTTGTTCAATACCACGATAGAAACTTCTCTATCACCGCAGATAACGAAACAAAGGCAGAAGAAACTGCTAGGCAAATTGCCTCTGAACAAACCGAACACCTGCTTGGCATCGACATAGATGTCGAAAACGACGGCGGCTGGACTTTCGGAATGCTAGACCTGCACACCTGCCATGTACAACGCGAAAGCACCGAAGAACCAGAATTGAAACTGTCCGATTATGAGGCAGGCTTCCTGACCGCAAACGCCTTTGTATTCCGCGAAGACGTAGACTCTATAGGCGCGGAAGATGACTGGCGCGGCGTTCACTGCGGATCACGGGTCTTTGACCTAAACGCTTGGGACGATGATGGCGTTACACGGATCACGGCCTACGAAGTTTTCGGCGGTAAAACCGATGGAGGCGTTTTCAAAAGATTGGTGTGATGAATGAACAAAAACAATAACTTAACTATAGGTCGTCTTCGGGCGGCCTCTTTTTTGTAACGGTATACAGTATATAGGCCAGAAATTAAAAAAAATATTTTTTGAAAAATATAGGCGGTACTGACGGTACCAACGGTACCCTACCTTTTAAGTACTACTAAACAATGCTTTATTAGGTACCGCCAAGGTAGCACCACTTAAAACAGAGACGGTACCTCTAAACAGAGAAATCTCCTAATGGGGGTGTTGCAATATTTTTTTTGAAAAATATATTTCTGGCGTATATAAAGGATACGGTGTTTAACAAACGTGACCTTTTTAACTGAGGATTTATAATGGCTAGTAAAGCGGCAAGCAAAGTAACAGGAAAGCCCCGTGAAACCAGAGGACGGCCACCGGCCAGCACTGAGCAACCTTTAACCCGCAAGCAAGAACTTTTTGTTAAAGAGCTTGTAAGTAAGGATGGTCAGATAACTATGCGAGAGGCCGCGATAAATGCTGGCTATTCTGCAACGTCCGCTCATAGCAGGGCGTATGAGCTAACTAACCAGCATATCTCGCCGCATGTTGTCGCCGCTATCAATTCATATCGGCGTGAACTGGATGAGAAATACGGGGTTACTTATCAAAGGCATTTACGGGACTTACAATCTATTCGGGATGTAGCTTTGGAAAACGGGGCTTATTCTGCCGCCGTTCAAGCTGAGTACCGGCGGGGGCAAGCACAAGGCGACATCTATGTAAGCAAGTCTGAGATCAGAACAGGGTCGATAGACAGCATGAGCAAGGATGACGTTTTGAAAGCCTTAGAGGAAATCAAACAAAGCTATGCCCCGATCACAATCGACATCACTCCCAAAGAAAAAAAGAATGCCAGCAATCGCGGTAAAGCGCGAAAGCGGCTTTTACAAGCAGATGAAGGAAGCGACGCAGAGGTCGAAGCGGAAGTTATTACTGACGCGGATTGAAAATTCTGTAGGCGCGGGCATTCCTGATCTATTGATATGTGATGAGCAGGGTGTGTTTCATTTTGTAGAGTTAAAGTTTTTGACCAGTAACGGCGTGACCTTACAGCCGTCGCAGGTGGCGTGGTTGTCCCGTCATCACCATAGCCCGACATGGATACTCATTAAAAAACAGAACAAACCAACAGATGATCCAGAATTATTTTTGTATCAGGCCAGCGCGGCAGTTGATCTAAAAATGGACGGGTTGCAATCCGTCGAGCCAATACATCACCAAAAAGGCAAATTTAACTGGGATGTGATTTTAGACTTGATATGTCCCAGATAATCCTATATGTAGGGGCATCGTTAATTAACACGGGAGTTTTGAACGATGATAGACGTTAAAAGAAAAATCCATATTGATCTGGTGGCCTTGTATGATTTGGCTTACCAGAACGATATGCCCGAAGTATGCGAGGCATTGTCTAATGTTGAGAATATAGTTTGGGAATTGCGCCGTCGTGATGATAAAACTGCAAAAGAGATCATAAAAGAGGTGGCGGCATAATGTTCATATTCAGTATTATTGGCCGATTGCTTTACGGTAAAGACTGGGAAAAGCGCATTCAAAAGCGAACGCGATATGTGAAACGCCGACGCCGATAGAAATTTATAAAAATTTAAGCTTGCATTATATGCGAGATTATGAGACAACAATCACCAGCGGCAGAAATGTTGCTGGTTTTTTAACTTTTACGGGATGTAAAACAATGACAAACACTATTGAAAATAACAAAAATTCTCTCGCAAATCTCTTGGTCAAAGTACAAGATCAAGCCAGCCGGAACGCTGATTATCTGGCACCGCTGAAAGATTTGCAGAAAACCACCACCGAAACCGGCAAGCCGCAAATCGTTGTCGAGCAATCCGGCGGGGTTCCAACGCAGTTTTTCGACATTAATGAGGTATCGTTCGGGCAAATTGCCAGCCATGCCGACATTGAAACCCGCACGGCTCGACGGTTGCAAGCCAGATATCCCGCTGAGTTTGACGGGCTCTTGAATGCAATTTGGCGTGATAGCGACGACACCCGAATGATTCGGACACGCCATGCCGAAACAGCCGCGCCGTTTACGTTCGGCGGTGTTGGTATAGACCAGCCGCCCCGCTCGCAATGGAATAATGCCGAAAATCCTAATGGTATGGTTCGGGCGTTTGTTTCGGACAAGTTTAAGACGTTCGATAATGTTAATTTGTTGGAAGCCGCCTTGCCGCAATTGATGGACAACCCTGCCGCGTTTCAGGTGGTAAACGCCGACGTCACCGACAAGCGGTTATATTTGCGCCTTAAATCTCTTGTCCAGACTGGCACGGGTGCCGCGTTAAATGATTTGATGGCTAATGGCATTGGCTTGCAGAATAGTGAAGTTGGCGCGGGATCTGTTAGCGTTTATCAAATCGCTTGGACGTTGGCTTGTTTGAACGGTATGCAGACCCAAAACAAAACCCGCTCGTCACATATCACGTCGGCGCGTGATACCGACGATTGGGGTCTGTTATCTGATCAGGCCAAGGATGCAGATAATCACGCGCTTGAGTTAAAAATTCGCGATCTTGTCGGGGTCTATTCAAGCCGTGATGCATTCGATCAGGTTATTGAGCAAATGAAACAAGCCGCCGCCGACACTATCGACGGCTTCGCAATTGACAAAACCGCCGTTGTCGGCGGCCTTGGTAAGGTGATGCAATTGACCAAGAAGGAAACGTCCAGCGTTCTTGATGGATTGCTTGATACAATCGGCCAAGCCGGTTATGAACAAGGCCAGCCGTTAAGCCGTGCAACCCTGATTAACGCGGTGACAGCCGTATCGCATAAAGCCGACACCGACGACGTCGATTTATGGCAACAACGGGGCGGGCAATTGCTCAATATGAAACCGGCAGACTGGCAACGCGTGGCCGCGATTGCCGCATAACCGGCCAATACATAAACCAACCAGCCCCGCCCTGATCCGGCGGGGTTTTTTATTGCGCTTTACATATAAGATAAAATGGGATATTTAAGAACGATTAGAAATTTTAACGGGATTTGAAACAATGCTTAAAACGGTGAAAAATTCAACAGCAAATAAAACCGGTGGTTTGGCCGTCACCTATCGGGCAGGCGACGGGGACAATTTCGGAACTTGTCCCGCCGATTGCAAATTGAACGACAGCGGGCGCGGGTGTAAATCCGATCAAATAGACGTTGCATATCTGGATGCCGTTCTAAATGCCAAGCCGCGACATGGTGAAAGCTTTACCTATTCCCATTTTAATCCGCTATTTTGGGCTCATAAATTGGCACCAAACAAAACGACTATAAACTATTCCGCCGATACATTGGTCGAAGCGGTGCGAATGGTTAAAGATAAAATTGCGCCGGTTGTTACCGTCGTAAAAAAATCATTTTGGAAAAATGGAAAAAACGCTATAGCCGACGGGGTGCGGGTTGTTCGTTGTCCGGCGGAATATATCGATCATGTGGGTTGCATTAATTGCGGCAACGGCCAACCGTTATGCGCCCGTCTAGATCGTGATTATATCATCGGCTTTACTGGACACGGTGCCAGCAAAAAGAAAATAGAAAACGATGATCGCGGGGGCTGTTATGCGGCGGGCGGCAATGTTGCTATTCATTGGCGGGCAACCGCCGGACAAGAACAAAAACAAACCGACGGCGAACGGTTGCGGGATTTTGTCCGGACACTATCGCCCCGCGCTATTATCCGTCATCATGTCGCGGGGGATATTGGCAAGGAATAACCCGCCCCGCATTGCCCTATTGCCCCGCCCTAAAAAGCGGGGTTTTTTTTATGGGGTTTGACATATGGGATAAAACCCATATAATCGGCGTTGTTGGGGTTGCCGAGGTGGCCGCCCCCGAATTACGGGAACTAAAACAATGGAAAACCAAAACGCGAACGACGTGATGAACTTAGCCGATCTTGTCCAGCCGCAAGATGCCGAGATTGCGGCATTGCAGGCCGATCTTGTCAGGGTGAAAGAAGAATTGATTATCGTTAATCGTTCCGACGATTTGAAAGCCGAGCAGCTTGACCAATTGGGCGATGCGATCATGGCATTAATCGGGGATAAGGCAACGGCGTTGATTGAAAGCCATGCCGCCGATCTTATCGAACGGGCATTCGATGATTTCAATATTTCTGAATATGAATATGAGATTAACGACATGATCGACGAACGGTTGCCGGAGGGGCTGGACGATGAAAGCCGTTCGGATGATCTGAAAGCCGCCATCAAAGAAGTTTTATCCGGCGCAACCCTCACAATGGATATTGAATAATGCGGGGCTGGTATGATTGCGAGCCGTGCGGCATTCGGTATGCTGATATCATTCACGACGATTGCCCCGAATGCGGCAATTCCGATACGACGCCAACCGCGCCGGATACGGTGATTAGGCTGGCATCATTGAACGATGATCCGGCGGGGCGAATCACGATAGATTTCTTCAGCGACGAATAAGCCTCGCACAAGCCAACAACCGCCCCCGCTGGTACATAACCGGCGGGGGTTTTTTAATGCCCGCTTACTGGCCAGCGTTGCGCGTTTAAACCAGTTAAACAAGCCGCGCCCTGCCCCGCGTTCTATTCCCCAAACATACCGGCGGGTTATCCGCTGGCCGTGATTCAAAACACAACATCTTGTGTGGCTGCCAATCGTTTTTGGCACAACATCTTGATTTGATGCCCGCTAGCACCTGTCACCGGCAACCGCGATCCGGTGATCCGCTGGCCGTGATCCGGCAACCGGCAACCGGCAACCGCGATCCGGCAACCGGCAACCGCGATCCGGTGATCCGCTGGCCGTGATTACCGGTAATCGCCCCGGACGCACCGGACGGCGTCCAGCCCGTCGCTGGCCGTGA